GAGCGCGTCGAGCAGGCCGGGACCGATCCAGCGCATCGCCCAGGCCTGGTCCTCGCAGTCGTCGATAACCGCGGCGTACCTGCGTGCCAGTTGCGCTGCAGCTGCGTCCTGGTCGGTGAGATCGAGGCTGTTGATGGCCTGTTCCACGGCAGCAACCAGAGTGTCTGATGCGTCTCGCAGCGTGCTCACCTGCTTAAAGTAACCGCTGTTATCCGGCGTGTCTGTCATCCGTTATTGCGTCAGTGTGGCGCGGGTTAGTTATGATGCCCCCGTCACAGTCGTGCAGTTGCGGGACTGGCGGCGTTCCTGGAGGTTTTCGTGGCGGTCGTCACGGCTCACGGCATGCGCGCTGCCGTGCAGCGCTCACGGCTGTCGCAAACGTGCCCCCGCGGGGCAAGGATGCGACACCCGGATGCGACAGCTGCCGCGCAGTGCTCCCGGCGGGTTTCGCCGTGAGCACTGCGACCCTGCAGCGACCCGGCCGCTCGCTGGTCTCGCAGCTGCTGGCGGTCCTGCAGGTCGCCGTCCCGGCGTCGCGGAAGTTCCTGGCGGCGTGCGTGCCCGCGGTCCGGGAGCACGTGGCGACGTTCGCGGCGTTCGCCGCGGTGGATTACGGGGCGTTCACGGCGTGGCATCACGGCGGGTGGATTGTCCTCGGCGTGACGCTGCTGCTGGCTGACTTCAAGATCCGCGGCTGACTGCCGTGCCGTCGCTGCTGGGGAAGTTCCTGGCGAGTCAGCAGCAGGGCCCTCCTGTTCCCGTCGGCGGTACCGGCAGCTGGTCGCTGCCCGGCGGTGCCGGGTCGCGGGGCAACCGGGACGTGGCCTACCTGCAGGCGTTCTCGTCGCAGGGCACGGTGTTCGCGAACACGTCGCTGCTGGCCAGCGCCACGGCGGGCGTGACGTGGAAGCTGTTCCGTGAGGCGAAGGTCGACAACCGGGTCCGCTACACCACCTCCGACGTGGGCTCTGACCAGCGGCAGGAAGTGGTGAAGCACGCGGCGGTGGCGCTGCTGAACTGCCCGTCGCGGCTGAGTTTCGGCGGGCAGCAGATGACGTTCTGGTCGCGGATGCGGCTGTTCGAGATCAGCCAGCTGTGGATGGAGCTCACCGGCAAGTGCCACTGGGTGATCGACCGGGCCGGGAGCATCCCGGTGGGGATCTGGCCGGTGCGGCCGGACCGGATGACGCCGGTCCCCGACCCGGTGAACTACCTGAAGGGCTGGGTCTACGACTCGCCGGACGGGTCGGAGCGGATTCCGCTGATGCCGCAGGACGTGATCTTCAACTGCTTCCCCGACCCGATGGACGTCTACGGCGGCACCGGTCCGACGGAGGCCGTGCTGACGGAGATCGAGGGTGCCCGGTACGCGGCGGAGTGGAACCGGAACTTCTTCACCAACAGCGCCAGGCCGGACGGCGTGATCCAGGTCGACAAGCGGCTGTCGGATGACGAGTGGGACGAGCTGACGACCAGGTGGCGGGAGACGCACCGCGGCGTGGCCCGGTCGCACCGGGTCGCGGTCCTCGAGGCGGGCGCCCAGTGGGTGGCCACGTCCACGAACCCGAAGGACATGGATTTCGCGAACCTGATGTCGACGGGCGCGGACCGGATCCGCGAGGCGTACGGCATGCACAAGGTCATTACCGGGGTCACCGAGGACGTGAACCGGGCGAACGCGCAGACCGGCGAGGAAGTGTTCGCGTCCTGGAAGGTCAAGCCGCGGCTGGACCGGTGGCGGGACGTGCTGAACACCCAGTTCCTGCCGATGTTCGGCGCGCAGGGCAATGGCGTCGAGTTCGACTACGTGTACCCGGCGCCGACGAACCGGGAGCAGGACAACCTGGAGCTGACGGCGAAGGCCGGCGCGGTCGCGCAGCTCGTCGACTCGGGCTATGACCCGGATGACGTGCTGGAGGCGGTCGGGCTGCCGCCGATGAAGACGATCCCGAAGCCGCCGCCGGGCGGTCTTCCGGTGGGCACGCCGGGCGGCGGCATGGCGCCGGGTGCGCCGGCCGCGATTCCCGGCGAGTCCGGGCAGGGCGGCGACGCGGGGAACCGGCTGCCGCTGCAGATCGCGGCGTGGGACGCCCTTGAAGTCATGGCGCGGCGGCAGGCCGCCTGGAACTCGCTGGCAGGTGCGCGATGAAGCATGTCTATCCGCTGAAGTGCCAGATCCGCGCCGAGGCCGGCGTGACCCGCGTGGACGTGTACGACGACATCGGCGAGGGCGGGTTCTTCTCCGACGGGCTGTCGGCGAAGAACTTCGCGGCGTCGCTGCGGGGCGTGAAGGGCGCGCTGGAGATCCACATCAACTCCGGCGGCGGTGACGTGTTCGACGGCATCGCGATCGGCAACGCGATCCGCAAGCACAAGGGCATGGTCACCACGGTCAACGACGGGGTGGCCGCGTCGATCGCGTCGGTGATCCTGCAGGCCGGCGCCGAGCGGGTCGTCGAGCCCGGCTCGATGGTGATGGTGCATGACGCGTTCGGCCTCTGCGTCGGCAACGCCGCCGAGATGAAGAAGATGACCGAGGTCCTGGACAAGAACTCGGACAACATCGCGTCGATTTACGCCGAGCGGGCGGGCGGCACGCCGGAGCAGTGGCGGGCGACGATGAAAGACGAGACCTGGTACACCGCCGTTGAGGCGGTTGAGGCGGGACTGGCGGACCGGGTCGGCGAGGGCGCCGCGGCGATGCCGGAGGGCCTGGACCTGGCGGCGTTCACCGCGATCCCCGGCAAGATCGCGGCGGCGCTGCGGTCACTGCCGCAGGCTGCGGCCACGCACGAGCCGATGACGGGCACGCACAGCCACCCGCACCCGGCCTATGGCAGCCAGGGCGGCGACACGATGCACGCCCACGAGCACAGCCACTCAGGCGACGCCAGCCACTCCCACAGCCACGCTGAGGGCAGCGCTGACCATGGCTCCGCCAGGCCGTCAGCGGCCGTCACGGGGCCGTGCTGCGACCAGTGCGGGCCGGACTGCATGTGCGCCGGGACGCAGGACCGGGCGGTCGTCACCATCGCCGCCGGGACGCCGCGGATCCTCGGCATCGAGTCGATGCCGCTGGCTGACAAGGCCCTGCCGGTGCATCACACGGCGACGACCGATGAGGCGTGGGATGGCCCGGCAGCGGTCGCGGCGATGCCGGACGACGACACGGTCCTGAAGTTCTGCCACGCGTGGGAGGACTCCGACGCCGCGTCAGTGCCCCACAAGGCCAGTGACGACGACGCCGACGACCAGAAGTCGAACTACAAGTTCCCGCACCACAAGACGAAGGGCGGCCCGGCGAATCTCGCCGCGTGCCGCAACGGCCTGGCGCGGCTGTCGTCGGCGTCGATCCCGTCCGGCGACGACGCGGGCGTGCAGGCGCACCTGAACGCCCACCTGCAGGACGGCGGGGGTCACCCCGGCGGCGAGGACCACCACCATCACGACGTCTCCGGGCTGGACCTGGAGAAGCTCGCGAACGCTCTGAAGGGAGCACTTGCATGACGCTACAGACGGCGACTCCCCAGACGGGCGATGAGTTCGCGGAGTTCCTCAGCGACATCCCGAAGGTCTCGGCGGCGATGGAGCACGGCAGCTTCGGCGAGAAGGTCGCCGACTACGTCGCCCTCTCGGCGGCGAAGAACCTGGACCTGGGCAAGCAGTTCGACGAGCAGGTCCAGCTGGGCCTGCAGTCCTACTTCCGCGACCAGGAGAATCAGGGCTTCCGGCCCCGTGAGGGCGCCGCTGACGCCCTGGGCAGCCGGGAGGGCCGCGCCAGCCGGGCCGTCGCCCGCTCCCGCCGCCCCGACGCCGCGTTCCAGGCCGGCAAGCAGGGCCTGTTCAACCCGCGGGCGCTCGGAGCGTCGCTGGACGAGGACGACTACGGCAAGTCGCTCGGCTCGTTCGTCTACAACACCCACAACGCCGAGCAGAACGCCCGCAAGCGCGGTGACACCGACGAGATCGTCCGGCTGCAGGACTACAAGCGGAAGCTGTCCGCCGCCCTGTCCGAGCGCATCCCCTCCGAGGGCGGATTCCTGGTCCCGGAGATCCTCCGCAGCGAGATCCTGATGGTCGCGCTGGAGCAGGCAGTCGTGCGGCCGCGGGCGCGGATCATCCCGATGGACTCGCTGCGGGTTCCGCTGCCGATGATCGACGACACGTCCCACGCCTCGAGCGTGTACGGCGGGGTCATCGGCTACTGGACGGAAGAGGGCGCGGCCCTCACCGCGACGGCGCCGTCGTTCGGCCGGATCGTGCTGGAGGCCAAGAAGCTGACGGCCTACACCACCATCCCGAACGAGCTGCTGCAGGACGCGGTCACGCCGCTGGACACCTGGTTCAACATGTTCTTCCCGCGGGCGATCGCCTGGTTCGAGGACGTGGCGTTCATCGGGTCGTCCACGACCGGGACGGGTGTCGGCGAGCCGCAGGGCTTCGTCAACGCCCCGGCCGCGGTGTCCGTGTCGGCCAGCAACGCCGACGAGATCGCCTTCATCGACATCGCCAAGATGTACGCGCGGATGTGGCCGGCGTCGCTGTCGTCCGCGGTGTGGATCTGCTCGCCGGACGCGCTGCTGTCACTGCTGCAGCTGGCCGTCACCCCGATCACGACGACCGGCGTCACGGCCATCGGCGGGATCGCGCCTCCCGGATTCCTGACCGGCATGCAGGCCATCGACTACCCCGGCGGCGGCAACGGCGACGGCGTGAACTACCGGCTGATGGGCCGCCCGCTGATCGTGACGGAGAAGATGGCGCCGTCTCAGTCGGGCTCGGCCTCGGGGCTCGCGTTCGTCGACCTGGACTACTACCTGATCGGCGACCGGCAGACCATGCAGATCGCCTCCAGCGACGAGTACCTGTTCGCCAATGACCAGGTCGCGTTCCGCGTGATCGAGCGGCTGGACGGCCGGTTCTGGCTGCAGTCGGCGATCACCCCGGAGGGCGGCTCGGCCACCCTGTCGCCTCTCGTTCTTCTCACTGCCTGAGCCGGATAACCAAGCACGAAGCCCTTTAGGAGGGAAACAGAATGGCACTTGGAGAGGGCCTCGGCCGGCTGTTCGATGTCGAGCCTGCCATCAGTGGCGCGCAGGTGGCCACGAACAAGTCAATCAACCTGAAGGACTACGGCGGCGTCACGTTCGTCTGCTGGGTGCCCGCTGCGGCACCTGGCGGCGAGGACACGTTCATCGTCAAGTGCTCGGGCAGCACGTCGAACTTCACGGCGTTCAACCCGATCACCCGGTACTACAACAAGGCGAAGCAGGACGGCA